AGAAAAAAAGCTATGGGTGGTGGAATGATAGATATGACTAGAATGAAATATCTAAAAGGAGGACAGGTGTAATGTCCAGAGAAGACAACGAACAAATAAGACCTAAAAAAGAAACAGGTTTAAGACATCCAATTGGAAAACCTGATTACAAAGAAAGAAAATTTCGTAAAAGAATAGAACCAAAAGAAGAAAAAACTGAAACATCTAATACTAATAAACCAAAAGCACCTTCAGGAAATTTTGAAAAAAAAGCAAAAGAGATAAGTAAAAAATTATTAAAATTTACTCCAATCGGAAACGTTACAAGTCTTATTGATACCTACAAAGATATAACAAAAAAAGACAAAGGCATTAAAGTAAATAAAGGAGATCAAAAATCTTTTAAAGTAAATACTGGAAAAAATTTAGGAGCAGGTTCTTCAAATCCTAGAAAATTCGGAGCTAAAAGTGGTGGTTCAAGTGGAAGAGCAATGTTAAAAGGCGGTGGGATCTGTAAAAAAGGAATGAACAGAAAGGCCATTGGAAAGAACTCGTAATGAGAACTTACTACTCCAAAGGTGGGGGACTTAGAGAATGGGTCAAACAAAACTGGGTCGATATTGCGAACAAGCGAAAAGATGGTTCTTACCCGAAGTGTGGAAGAAGTGGTGGAGAAAAAAGAAAAAATTATCCAAAATGCGTGCCCATTGCAAAAGCAAGAGCGATGTCCAAAGGGCAGCGTGCGGGTGCCGTAAGAAGAAAACAACAAAAAGCGAATACAGGCCCTACACCTAGTAGAGCTGCAACGTTTGCTAAAAAGAAAAATGCGAAGACAGGATAAACAACCACCAAAAACTAAAAAGTATTTCAGATCTACAAAGTCTGGAGCAGGGATGACAAAGGCTGGGGTCGCCCGATATAGAAGAGATAATCCCGGTTCAAAACTAAAAACAGCGGTCACTGGCAAAGTCAAACCAGGATCAAAAGCTGCCAAAAGACGTAAATCTTTCTGTGCAAGAAGCGCAGGACAAATGAAAAAGTTTCCAAAAGCAGCGGCTGATCCTAACTCAAGACTCCGTCAGGCGCGTAGAAGATGGAAATGTTAATATGAAAAAAGCAAAATCAAAAATAAAAAAGGTTATTAAGGGTTTGAAGAAAGCATCTAAATTACATGCTGGTCAAGCAAAAACATTAAAAGGAGTTATAAGTGGCGGATCCAAAAAAAGGAACGGGTAAAAAACCTAAAGGTTCAGGCAGGAGGCTTTATACGGATGAGAATCCTAGAGACACTGTTAAAATTAAGTTTGCGACTCCTGCTGATGCTCGTCAAACTGTTGCAAAAGTTAAAAAGATATCTAAACCGTTTGCGAGGAAAATACAGATACTAACCGTCATGGAGCAAAGAGCCAAAGTAATGGGCAAAAATCAAGTTGCTTCAATAGCTAAGAAAGGAAAAGATGCAATTAGAAAACGTCATAACAAAACTGCTTAGATTTATAGATACAAGAGTAGATGCTTTATCTATATCAGTAACATCAGGTAGTGTTGACAATATGGAAAAGTATAGATATATAATAGGACAAATAAACGGCTTAGAGGCCGTGAAACAGGAACTCTCTAACCTGCTAAATGATAAGGAGCAAAATGAAAAAGGAACAGTCATCAATATTAACACCAAACAATGATTTAATTGGTGTAAAAAAATCAGAGAAAAAAGAAGAAGCAAAAATTCCAAAACCAACAGGTTGGAGACTTTTAGTTTTACCTTTTAAAATGAAGGAAAAAACTAAAGGGGGACTACACCTTGCTGAAGCAACTTTAGAAAAACAACAAGTTGCATCTCAATGTGGTTTAGTTCTCGCTATGGGTCCAGATTGTTATAGGGATAAGGAGAGATATCCAGAAGGACCATGGTGCAAGGTAAATGATTGGGTTATGTTTGCGCGTTATGCAGGCAGCCGAATCAAAATAGATGGTGGAGAGATTCGTCTGCTAAACGACGATGAAGTGTTAGCAACAATTGATAGTCCAGAGGACATCTTGCATGAGTTTTAACATAGGAGGACGACTATGCCAGAAGAAGAAAAGAAGACAGTTGATATAGATACTTCAGGCCCTGAAGTAAATATTGATATTGAAGAAACAAAAGACGAGTCGGTTGTAGAAACCGAAGCGCCGAAAGAAGAAACAACGGAACAAGAAACAGATAAAACATTTGAAAATGAAAGAGAAACAAAGTTAGACGAAAAGAAGGATGAAAGCTTAGAGGACTACAGTAAAGGTGTTCAAGCTCGTATTGCGAAACTAACTCGTAAAATGAGAGAAGCAGAAAGAAGAGAAAAAGCTGCTACTGAATATGCAAGAGCTGTAGAAGAAAAAAGAAAAGTTCTTGAGCAAAGGTTTGAAAAAACTGATGCTGATTACATCAAAAAATTTGAGACAACTATATCTTCAGGTTTAGAAGCTGCACAAAAAGAATTGGCTGCAGCTATTGAATCAGGAGATGCAACTGCTCAAGTTGAGGCTAATAAAAGAATTGCACAACTCGCATTTGAGAATGCAAAACTAGAACAAGCCAAAGAAGGTAGAGAAGCAAAATCGCAGGAGCAAGCTCCTGCTAATCTTTCTCAAAATAACTATGCAAGTCAACCTGCAATGGATGATCCAATTAATCCAGATCCTAGAGCCGAAGCATGGGCATCTAAGAATTCTTGGTTTGGATCAGATAGAGCAATGACTTACACTGCTTTTGAGATACATAAGGATCTTACTGAAAAAGAAGGGTTTGATCCTAATTCTGACGAGTATTATGCTGAAGTTGATAAAAGAATCAGAGTTGACTTTCCGCATAAATTTGGTAATACTGAGAATAAGCAATCGACTACGCCCGTTCAGACGGTCGCTTCAGCTTCAAGAAGCGTAAAGCCAGGTCGCAAACAAGTGAGACTCACATCGTCTCAAGTAGCAATAGCTAAAAAATTAGGTGTGCCACTCGAAGAATACGCAAAACAATTAAAAAACACGAAGGAAGGAGCGTAACATGGAAAAAGATACAAAAACTTCTCGTGCGAATCAAACACGGTCAAAGTCTGAAAGACCAAAAGTGTGGGTTCCACCATCTTCTCTAGATGCACCCCCTGCACCTGATGGATTCAGGTATAGATGGATAAGAGCTGAAGTACAAGGCTACCAAGATACAACTAACATAACATCACGACAACGTGAAGGTTATGAATTAGTTCGTGCCGAGGAAGTTGAAAACGCATCAGATTATCCAGTCCTCGATGAGGGCAGATACAAGGGAGTGATTGGGGTCGGTGGCCTTCTTCTTGCGAAGGTACCAATCGAGATCGCGAAGCAACGTCAAGAATACATGACCAAGCGTCATGAAGAACGAAGCGAAGCAGTAGCAAACGATCTTATGAAGGAGCAGGATAGTAGAATGCCTATCAATGTTGACAGGCAATCTCGTGTAACCTTCGGTGGTACGAAAAAGTAATTTTTAAATATCACTGAATTATATAAACCGTACTGGAGGCCCTTCGGGGCAGGTACATAAGGAGAAACAACTATGGCTAATAGAAGCACAACTGGTTTCGGACTTAAAATGGCTATGAGATTAGGCAACACGCCTTCAATCCAAGGTCAATCAAAGTACGCGATCAAAGACAACACTGGTGTTGGGCTTTTTAAAGGAAATCCTTGTGCACTTGAAGATTCAAGTGGAAGTCAAGGTTTCTTGCAAGACATGGCGTTTGACACAACTGATGATACAGGTGCAGGTGGAAATGACTACGCATCTGGAACAGACTCAAAGTTACTTGGTGTATTCAACGGAGCATTTTTCGTAGATAACACTACAGGTAAACCAACGTTTGCTAATTCAGTTGCGGCAGGAGCACGTTTTGCAACTAATCCAAACACTGGAAGTACAAATGGTATAGGTTTCGTAAACGATGACCCATTCCAAGAGTATGTAATCAAAGCAGATGCCGCAGTAACTCAAGCGAACCACGGACAATGTGGAAACGTAAATGATTTTGCTGCAGGAGATGCAAAAGACGGGCAGTCAACTACTACATTAGATATAGGCGCTTTAGCTGAAGATCACATGTTCAGAATCGTAAGATCCGCAGAGGATCCAGATAATGAAGATCTAACAGCTGCAGGTGCAAATATCATTGTTGTAATGAACTCGGCTGCAAGTTTGTATAACTAATAGCTAGAATAGGAGCATAAAAAATGGCAATATCAAGATCACAGCTAGTCAAAGAACTAGAGCCAGGTTTGAACGCACTGTTCGGCTTGGAATACAAAAGGTATGAAAATCAGCATGCTGAGATTTATACTAACGAGTCTTCTGACAGAGCTTTCGAAGAGGAAGTTATGTTATCAGGATTCGGTAACGCACAAGTAAAAGGTGAAGGTTCTGGAGTATCATTTGATGATGCACAGGAAACTTACACTGCTAGATACACTCATGAGACTGTAGCTTTAGCATTTGCTATCACAGAGGAAGCTATCGAAGATAATCTTTACGATAGACTTTCTGCTAGATACACAAAAGCTTTAGCAAGATCTATGAGTAATGCTAAGCAGGTAAAAGCTGTTGAGTTATTAATCAACGGTCTACCTTCAACTGGTACATTTAAGTCTGGGGATGGAAAAGCATTATTTGCTACAGACCACCCTACTCTTACAGGTCCAAATGTGAAGAACACACTATCTACACAAGCAGACCTTAATGAGACATCTTTAGAGCAATCTATGATTGACATCTCTAAAATGACTGATGAAAGAGGACTTAGAATTGCAGCTAGAGGACTAAAAATGATAGTTCCATCGGAGAACCAGTTTACAGCTGAGAGATTATTAAAGTCTCAAGGTAGAACTGGAACAGCTGACAACGATATCAATGCAATCGTATCTATGGGTATGGTTCCTCAAGGTTATAGAGTGAACAACTACCTAACAGATGCAGATTCATTCTATATCTTGACAGACGTACCAAATGGTATGAAAATGTTCACAAGAGCTCCATTGACAACTGCAATGGAAGGTGACTTCGATACTGGAAACGTAAGATACAAAGCTAGAGAAAGATACTCATTTGGAGTATCTGACTTCAGAGGTATCTTTGGCGTAGAAGGTGCGTAATACCTAATTTATGGGGCCGCCTTAAAACGGCCCCATTTACATTTAAATTGGTGAGATAATGAAAAAATTTTTAGTAAAAATAGTTGCTTACGATTACAGTGCAGAGTTTTATGTGCTATCTTTAGACAATCCAGAATCATTAGAAAAATCAATCCTTGACAAACTTGGAGAAAATAGTATAACGTGGGAGTATATGGGTGATATGTATGACACCCGTAAACATAGAATAACCTATGAGGAGGTTATTAATGGAGGCGATAATGCAACATCTGGAGACCCTTTATACAAAAAAGAAGGGACTAGATCTTCAATGGGAGCAGGAGCATCTTAAAGAGGGTAGATATACTCTTGACATGGTTAAGATTGACAGAAAAGTTAGAGATGTCATTAGCCAAATAAAACTGGCAGAAGCTGCAAAAGCTAATGCACAGAATAAAATAGACGCTGCGGCTCCTCAAGTTTCTGTAGCTACTTAGTAAAAAGCTACATCGTTGAATAAATTCAATTCACATTACAGGCTCTCTTGCGCTCTACTTAAATGTAGTATATAATTTAATCACTATACAAAATTGTTTATGTAGACGCGTATAGTCGACGGCCTAGAGACTACATAAACGGAAACTAGGAGGATAATACTATGGCACAAACTACATTTTCAGGACCAGTAAAATCTTTAAGAGGATTTGTTACTGCAGGACCTGATTCGGTTGTAGACATCACAGCGGAAACTACTTTAACTTTTGCTGCTCACGCAGGTAAAATTATTAAAGTAAATGATGCAGATGGCGCAATCACACTTCCAACAATTAAAGCAGATAGCAAAGGTGCTACAGCTGGACAAGACGACCCTAATGCAAACAATCATTTAGGTGCGGTCTACAAATTTTTTGTAGGTACAGATTGTTCAGATTGCGATATTAAAACTGACGGAACTGACAAATTTGTTGGTCACGCGACTATCGTAAACGTAGCAGATGCAAGTAACAGCACATTTGTTCCAGCAGCATCAAACGATGTTATTAGCATGAACGGTGGAACTAAAGGTGGAGATAAAGGTAGTACACTTACTATCACTGCACTTGAAGACAACGTATATTTAGTAGAAGCAGTGTTAATCGGTACAGGTGCCGAGGCAACACCTTTTGCAGATAGTTAATAGATAATTAGTGTGGGGCTTCGGCCCCACATTTAATTTTAAGGAGAATAATATGAGTTCAGATCAGAAGTTTACAAATATAGCTAGCACAGGACAGGTAAAAACTATTTCTGGTGGATCAGTGAATATAGGTCCATGTAGAATTACATATATACAAGCTGCAGGAGCGGCTTCATCTGTTGTAGTGTTAAGAGATATTTCATCTGGTAGTTCAGGAGATAAAGTTTTTGAAGCTGATTTTGGTACAGAAGGTTTAGATATTTTTGTTCCAGGAAACGGTATAAGATTTGAAAACGGTGTTCATGCAACCATGACCAACACAGGATCTCTTACTATTGGTTATACTGGCTAGGAGGTTAAATGGCTAACACTACCTCGGGCACAACTATTTTTGATAAAAATTTTTCTATTGACGAAATAATAGAAGAGGCTTTTGAAAGATTAGGTATTCAAAGTGTATCTGGTTATCAATTAAAAACATCTAGAAGATCTCTTAACATAATGTTTCAAGAGTGGGGAAATAGAGGTATTCATTATTGGGAGATAGAAGATACAAATATTGATCTAATAGAAGGTCAATCTGACTATGATTTTTTTAGATCTACAAGCGATGGCACAAGCGCAGTTACTACACCAACTAATGGCATCACAGGTATGTCTGATGTTCTTGAAGCACAATTAAGATCTAACAGAACTCAAACAACACAATCAGATAGTCCAATGACTAAAGTTGATAGATCAACTTATGCAGGATTTTCTAATAAATTATCAAAAGGAACGCCCAATCAATATTGGGTAGAAAGATTTATAGATAAAGTCAGAATACATATTTATCCAACACCAGATTCAAGTAATGCATCTAAAGATATGCACATCTTTTTTATAAAAAGAATTCAAGACATTGGTGCTTATACTAATGCAACTGATGTTCCATTTAGATTCGTACCTTGTATGGTTTCAGGTTTAGCATACTATTTATCAATGAAATATACACCACAACTAATTCAACCAATGAAACTAGTTTATGAAGAAGAGTTTCAAAGAGCATTACAAGAGGACGGTTCTGCTTCTAGTTCATACATTACACCTAAAGCTTACTACCCAGGATCATAATGGCTAAATACGCAACCGGTAAATACGCAAGAGCAATTTCAGATAGATCAGGTATGGAGTTTCCATATA